CAAAGCATACACCCAAACGGGTGTTTTGCTATATATTCCTCCATAGCTCAGTCGGTAGAGCGCATGACTGTTAATCATGATGTCACTGGTTCGAGCCCAGTTGGGGGAGCCACGAAGAAAGTCAGTAATTGAGCCATAAACGGCTTGTTTACTGGCTTTTTGCTTTGTTTTCGTTTTTGCTCGGAACGCTGAGGAATGTGCAAGATATTGTGGGTTGCTACAATATTGCTACGAATTTCAGAGCGTAACAAGGCATTGACGGCTCAAAAAAATAGTCCCCCGATTGATTTCGGGGGCTTTTGTTGTTTTATGCGAGCTTTTTTACAGCGTCATAGAGCGTGTCAAGTTCTTGAATAATGTAATGGTTGATATCGGTTTTGTATTCTGCGTGTCCCATAAGTGCGATGATGTCCTCTTCCCTTGCGCCTGCCGCTGACATTCTCGTTGAAAAAGTTCGGCGGCAACTATGTGGAGTAAACTCATTTCCTAAACCCATAGCCTGCATTGCGGGGCGAAAACAGAATTTTAAAAAATAATCTTTATTCATCGGCTTGCCGAAATCCTCGCCAAGTCGGCAGAAAATAGTTTCGCCGTGATGATTTATACAGTCGGTCACCATTTTTTGTATTTTTGGATGTATAGGAATCAGTCTGTTTTTGCCTGCCTCTGATTTTATGCCAGCAATAAAATAAGGTATGCCTTGTTCGCTGACATGATATTGCTCGATCGTGAGTGTCAAAAATTCTGACACTCTAAAGTTGAGATAACACATAACGTATGCGTAATCTGCATACGGTACTCGCCCTATGCTTTGCCGAATGAGCTCCAATTGTACCTCGGTGAATCTTGTAGCATTGATTTCTTCCTGTTCGGGGAGTTCTATAAACTCGGCATAATTCTTGGCCACTATGTCTTGCTCCATGGCGTACTTGTAAATCTTAGTGGCAAACACTTTAATTTTATGCAGTGCCGAAAATTTTAGACCGTCACACATTTTAGGAGTGTCGGTTATTTGGTATGTGCCTTTTCCGTTTGGCAGAAGATATTTTAGCTTGCCTCCGGCGCCTTCCTCATGATGTGGATTTTCGTAATAATCCACAATTGACTGAAAGTCGAAAGTTTTTAAATCTCTAAACTTACGGTTGTATAATGATCGTAGCTTAACCCAAGCGGCATTGTAAGAACTCTTGGCATCGTCGCTCAATTTTTGATATGCTTTAGTTTTTAGCCAGCGTTCGTGCAGTTGTGCAAATGTAATGTTAATGTTGCTTGTGGGGGCTGATTCGTAGTCTGTTAGAGCTTTGACAGCCTCTGTTCGTGTTGCGAATCCTCCGACATACACGCGCTTGCCTGTTATTGTTGATGCGACATACCACGGCTTTGTCTTACTGTCCTTGCGATAATAAATAGAGCCTGTGCCGTTTGCTCTCTTCTGTTGCCGTTTAGGTTTATCGGTTTGATTTTTACCGCAGTAAGGACAATACGCAAAATTGTCCTGCAATTCTCGGTTACACCGTCGGTTTATACATTTTTTCATCATTTTGCTCCTTAAAAAAGGGTGCAAAAATCCCCTGCAAAATATTGTAATTTTCGCAGGGGTGTGGTACAATATATTTGCTGATTAAAGTACCATTGCACCCTTGTGTAGTGGTTTTCGCTCTGTCCTGCGCCAACAGGTCAGGGCGGATTTTTTTATTTTATGTTTATCAAAGGCATTCACACATTACAGTCCATTTTGTTCTACACCATAAACAGCCTGTTCGTGAGTAAATCCTTCATATTCGAGTTGTTCGATTAAGCTATCTCTCGAAAAAGACGAATATGCGAGATAAGATTCTGCAGATTTTGCGGCTTGTTCGTTCCAATCAGCGCCACAATTATCTGCGGCATAAACTGCATCTTCATGTGAATATTTTTCATATTCAAGTTGTTCGATAAGACCATTATATGAAAACGAAGAATATTCAAGATATGATTTTGCTGATTTTAATGCATTTGATTGGCTGATAGTGATTTTATCGACAGGCTTTTCAGTCGGAGGTTCTGTTGGTTTCTTGGTAGGCTTTTCCGTTTTAGGTTCAGTAGATTTTTCTGTTGAATCTTCTTCGGGTGAACGAACATCTTTTGAAGAATCTACAGTTATAGAATCCACAATGTCACTTTCAAACAAATCAAATTCTTCAGATTGTTCATCGCCGGAACTTGAAAATATCATTTCACACAAATAATGGTCCGTCGCCCATATGTACATGGTGTAGTGATATTTATTCTCAGATTTTTTAACATTTGCCGTCACACGATAGGCGAGAAAGTCATCTATATGAGTTGTAGTTCTGTCGATTTCGTCAAATTCATCAAGCGAATCCTCAAATCCGTCAATAAACACATCTACAACTTTTGAGTTAAATTGAGATTGTGAATCATTCAATTGAGATGTTGTGACAAAAAGTATGTTGTTGTCGGAATCAAGAAAGCAGTCATTATCGTCGTTAGCGGTATGCGACCAGCTTTTTGGGATAGCAATAGAAAATGGAGTGACATTGTACAATCTGAACATATCGGTGTCCAAAGTATCGGTAGGGGCTTGAGTTGGGGAAGTTGTTACCGGTTCTTGAATATCAGGTTGGTTGCTACATTGCGAAATGGCAGTTACCGCAGTGGCGGTCAATATCAAAGCTATCAGCAAAGCAATGTAAAAATGTGGAGTACGATATATAGGTTTTTTGTCAGTCGTTTTTTCAGCATCGTCCGTAGGTTTGAATTTGTTTATTTGAGATGCGTGACATACGGGGCAAAATACTGAATTGTTCGGAATTAAATTACCGCAATTTTCACATTCGTAAGATTCTGTGTTTTTGGATTCGTCGTCTTTAAACAGAGCAACCTGTTCAATCTTCGCTCCGCACTCGTTGCAAAATTTTGAGCCGGTAGGAACCTCAGAACCGCATTTTTGACATTTCATTTATAAACCCTCCTCTTTTTCCTACCATAGCGGCAACTATGGTAGGTTTTTCTTTTTGTTGATAAAAACTGCAAATTGCTCCTTTACTTGCCGTTCAAGAGGGTGCAAATAAAAGGCATTTCTGCGTTCAAGTTCTGACATTCGTTTAGCCCTGTAGGTTGCCGCCTCAAGGCTGATGTCACATAAATTTGCAATTGCAGCGGCATTTGTTGCGTGTAGCTCATGGAGTACACAAGCCGGAGCCAACAAATCTCGAGCAAATACATTTGCTGAATGTTCGGCATCGTCGGTTGTTGCAAATCCGTTGCCGTTTTCCTTAAACAAGTGACCTAAAAATATATGACCGAGTTCATGCGCAATTGTAAATCTACATCGCTGAGGGGATTGCTCATCTGCATATATGATATAAAGTTTATCATTTTGCATAAGCGTTGTGCCGCTTTCATTTTCACTTAGCAGATTGACTGCCGAATTTTTTAATAAAACAATGTCGGTTTGATTAGCTATTCGGCTTACCTTAACAGGTAGGCTACCTATATTATAATCAATCAAACATTGCCAAGAGGCGTTGCGTGCCTGTTTGTATTTACCATAATTCAAGTTTTACCACCTCATAGGTATATTTTTAACCTATGGGGTGTTTTTTATTATGTAAAGCTTATAAGTCTGTATCGTCAGGCTCAAACTTGCTAAGATCAGGTAAGTTTACTATTTCAATAGGCTGATTGTTGCCGTCACTTCGTGCGGCTTTAACCGTTGGAATTAGATTATCGTTAATTTTTAAAATAGTATCAATTGTGTACTGATGTTCAGGGTGATTTCGATAAGCATAAACCAAATCTTTTTCATGATTGGTTAAAATCATAGTATTGCTTTTGTTTGGCATTTCTCTGAACTCTGCAAGAATATCATCTACTTTATATATATCACAAAGTGCGATTAAAATTTCTGCATCAGGTTGACCGTGATTGTTTTCCCACGCATTTACGGTTTTTCCACTTTTATTTATTAATTTTCCGACTTCATCGGCAGTTAATCCGCTTTTTTTCCTTAACTCTTTTAATTTTTGTGCTATAAATTCTCTTGACACTTTGTTTCTCCTTCTATAGATGTTTTATCTATGCTTTTATTATAATTTGCTAATTGCAGATTGTCAAGAAAAAAATCTGAAAAATGTAGAATTATTTTTTTAGAATCTCTTGACAATCTGCAAAAGTTAGATTATTATTAAAATGAAATCTACAAAATGTAGCATTTAACAGTCGAAAGGAGGTAAAAAGTATGACTGTGAACGAAAAACTTAAAAAGATTGTCGAAGAGAAAGGAATTAAACAATCATATTTGTGTGAGCATACTGGAATGACCGCTGATGCAGTCTCAAGAATATTAAATTCCAACCGTAAGGTTACAGCAGAAGAGTTTTTGGGAATATGTCAGGTGCTTGATGTTGATCCAAGGCAGTTTTTTAAGCAGTCTGCTTAACTTATTACCTCAGAAAGGAATGGTAAAAATGGCACTAACCATATATGCGGTAGTTGCTACCGTAGTAGCAGTAATTGCAATCATAAAAGCTGTAAAATGGAAAATTGCTACAAGAGCAATGGTGGTTTATTGTACGAAAAATTTTAGAATACCCACAGACAAAGAACTTGCCGACTGCTCCAAAGAAGCCGCCGGCAAGACAATAAGATTTAAGTAATTCCAAATTGAGCTTTTATAAGCTGAGTAACAACATTCGCTGATATTTGTGTTATTGCAGAAAGCGAGTGACTCCCCACGGTTCCGGCAATCTTCTTAACTTTATTCCATATATCATCGTTACGAATATTTGCTAAAAACTTGTGACCTTCGGGAGTTAAATCACCTACTTCTAAATAGTCGCCACCGTCAGTAGCGAACATTGAAGTAATTAAACCTGCAAGTTTGCATTGTTTAATGTGGTAGATAATTTCGTCATGAGAGTATGGTTGAAGCCTTTCAAAATCGTTGCTGAATTTACTGTATCGAAAGGATTCGTTGAAGTCACACACTTCTTCTACACTCAAAAGAATATCACGAACACAGTCGTTATTTAAACGCATAAGCATCACCTCCTTACAATTTGATTTTAGCATTTTAAGGAGAAAAACACAACAAGAAGGTGAAGAAACTGAATAAGTTAGCGTTTATAGCATTTATTCTCAACGCAATTAGCTTACTTCTACTGATTATAGCAATGCTTATCAAAGCAGGAGTTATCCGTTAAATTCAGCAACAAAACAACATTTATTTTTAGGAGGAGTTTATATGTCAGACAGATTGATCGTACCAATCGTAAAACCATTGACCCCTAAAGAGGGCAACACAATCAGAGCGGTTGTCGATAATGACACGCTCAAGGAACTTAACGAGATTTCGGACAAGACAGGAATTTACATCTCACAGCTTGCAAGAATGTGTATTGAATTTGCCCTGCCGAGAATTGATATTCAGGAAGGTGTCAAGGTCGAAAAAATAAAATAGGAGGTGTGAAAAAATGATTGACAAAATCCTTATCAATCCGAAAACAGGTGAGCCATACAAGAACGTGCCACCCAAAGTTGCCGCACAGTACCTCGACATTACTCCCGAATTTGTTTATAACGGACTGCGTGAGCAGAGGCTACCAATAGGCACGGCTTGCCTGTTCAAGGGCGGTAAATGGTCGTATAACATTCCGCTTGAAAGGCTCATAGACTACGCCACAAGATGTAATGTTATTATTGCGAAAGGAGTGTAACAAATGCGGTTAAGAAATTACCCGACAAAAAGAAAGCTGCTCAAAGATATTGAAAACCTCAGAGCAGAGAACAGACATCTCAGCATTGAGCTAAGGAACGCAAGAACGGACCTTGCACTTGAAAAAACAGCGTCAAGCGGTTATCGTCACGAGAACAGAGAGCTAAAACGCAAGCTCAAAGCCCTTGAAACGCCTGAATCCGAAGTATTCAATTTTGAATGTGTGGGGGTCAGTAAATGAAAAAGGGGACAACAGTCGAAAGCGGATATGATGTTGAGGGACGCTGGTGTCTGAAACTCAAAAAAGCTAAAGGTAAGTTTACGCTTGATGAAATAATTGAAGCGGCGAAAGAATGGGAAGAAGATTACTATGCCGTGATTATTAAAGCAATGGGCGATGAGACAGCACAGTATTACGATGATGACCTTGAGGGGGATTACGTGACGCTATATCGTGCTACAGATTTTATAAGCAAGGAGGTGTAACCGATGAAAAGATTAACTTTAAATCAAGACAGCGAAATCAAGGTTAAGGACATCTACGGCAAAATGCACGACTGCAAAGATGTACCAAACGAGTTTTACGGCTGCATTCGCAAACTTTACGACTATGAAAATACAGGGTTCAATCCCGAAGAGATTGAAATAATTGTAGAAGCTCTTGAAGATATGCGTGACAAGCTGTATAAAGCGGACAACCTAAACGCATACAAGGTGAGTGACTATTGTAAAACCCTTAACACTATTCTTGAAGTAAGAGAAAAAAGAAAAATCCGCTGAAGCTCTGCAAAGCCTCAACGGACAAAGAAAAATACCTTAATTAAATGATAGACAATTTTAAGCGAATTGTCAAGGAGGACTTTAATATGTCAGTAAAAATATCAGCTTTTGAAATTGAAAATGTAAAAAGAGTAAAGGCGGTTGCTTATGAACCGACCGAAAACGGACTTACCGTGTTGGGCGGTAAAAACGGACAGGGCAAGACATCTGTTCTTGACGCAATTGCGTGGGCTCTCGGCGGTAATCGTTTCGCTCCGTCTGCTCCGTACCGTGAGGGTTCAACGATTCCGCCACATCTTAAAATCAAGCTCTCAAACGGTATTGTTGTGGAGCGTAGCGGTAAGAACAGCAGTCTTAAAGTAATTGACACCGCAGGCAACAAAGGCGGACAGGCTTTGCTTGACGCATTTGTCAGCAACTTTGCTCTTGACCTGCCGAAATTTATGAATGCAACCGGCAAGGAAAAGGCTGACACGCTCCTGCAGATTATCGGTGTAGGCAACAGAGTTTACGAGCTTGAAACACAGGAAACACAGGTGTACAACGAGCGCCGTGCTATCGGTCAGATTGCAGACCAAAAGAAAAAGTTTGCTGCCGAAATGCCCGAGTTTGAGGGCGTGCCGAATGAACCTGTTTCAGCCTCGGAACTTATCAATAAACAGCAGGAAATTCTTGCACGCAACGGCGAAAATAACCGCCTGAGAGCAGAGAAAGATAATCTTGAAAGCCGTGCCAACAACTTACAGACCGAAATCAACAGACTTAATGAGGATTTGAGAAGGCTCAATTCCGAGCTCACAAAGGTACTTGCACAGCTTGAACAGAGCCGTAAAACTGTTGCCGAACTGCACGATGAAAGCACGGCAGAACTTGAAAGGAACATTACCGAGATTGATGAAATTAACCGCAAAGTCAGAGCCAACCTCGATAAAGCGAAAGCTGATGAGGACGCAAAGGAATATTACGGCAAGTACGCCGATATGACGGCACAGCTTGAAGAAATCCGCAAAACAAAATATGACTTGCTCAACAACGCAAATTTGCCCCTTGACGGCTTATCGGTTGAAAAGGGCGAGCTTACATATAACGGTTTTAAGTGGGACAACATGAGCGGTTCGGAACAGCTTCGTGTCGCTACGGCAATTGTTCGCAAGCTCAATCCTGAATGCGGATTTGTCCTGCTTGACAAGCTCGAACAAATGGATACCGACACACTCAAAGACTTTGCAAAATGGCTTGAATCAGAGGGATTGCAGGCTATTGCAACAAGAGTTTCAAACGGCGATGAATGCTCAATAATCATCGAGGACGGCTATATTAAGTCCGAAACAACCGCACCTGTTACAACACCGACTTGGACAGAAGGAGAGTTTTAATTATGGCTACAAGAACTACAGCTAAAACAACAGCAAAAACAAATACAAATGAATGTGTAATCAAATGCAATCCGCACAGAGAGCTTGCCTGCGGTTATACCAAGGTCAAGATTATGCCTGAAAACTATTCAAGAATTGTTTTGATTGCAGGTATGACAGGCAAGTCAATACAGGATTTGACAAACGAATTGCTCAACTACGCAATCGACTATGTTGTCATTGATGTTGACGGCAATAAAATCAATTTTTCAGATGTACAGGGGGTGAGATAATGAACATCACAAGAGGTAAAATCAAGTCGGCTCAAAAGGTTGTAATTTACGGTCCCGAGGGTATCGGCAAGTCAACTTTTGCTTCGCAGTTTCCGAATCCTCTGTTTATCGACACTGAAGGTAGTACAAAAAACCTTGATGTTGCAAGAATGGATAAGCCGACATCGTGGACGATGCTCAAGAGTCAGCTTGAATATATCAAAAGCAATCCGACTGTATGCAAGACGGTTGTTATTGATACAATCGACTGGGCAGAACAGCTTTGTATTGATGATATTTGCTCAAAGTACGGCAAAAAAGGTATTGAAGATTTCGGTTACGGAAACGGATATGTTTACGAAAAAGAGGAGTTCGGCAGATTCTTGAACAGCCTTGAAGATTTAATCGACAGAGGTATCAATGTTGTGCTTACCGCACACGCACAGCTCCGCAAGTTTTCACAGCCTGATGAAATCGGGGAATATGACCGTTGGGAGCTTAAACTCGGCAAAAAGACTGCTTCACAGATTTCTCCGCTTGTAAAAGAATGGGCAGATATGGTGCTTTTCGCAAATTATAAAACAGTAGCGGTAGCGACCGACAAAGACGGCAGAAAGTACAAAGCGCAGGGCGGAGGGAGAGTGATGTACACGCTTCATCACCCTTGTTGGGACGCAAAGAACCGTCACGGACTGCCCGAAGAAATGGACTTTAGCTATGCAGGCATTGCCCATATTTTTAATGATGTTGCACCTGTAAATAACGCTCCTGTTCCGCAGAATCCGATACCTCAGCCTCCTAAGGCAGAGCCTGTGACACAGCCTGTGCCACAACCTACGCAAATTGAAAAAACTCCCGAATCTGTACCGCTGTCAACACCTCAGATACAGAATGATAAATCTGTCAATATTCCCGAGGGCATACCAAAAGCTCTTGCCGACCTTATGAGAGCTAACGGTGTTGATGAAAGCGAAATCAGACAGGCGGTGTTTACACAGGGACACTACCCTTACGATACACCAATCACAAACTATGACCCACGATTTATTAGCGGTTGCCTTGTGGGAGCGTGGAATAAGGTATTCGAAGTGATACAGAGCAACCGTGACTTACCGTTTTAATAAGAAAGGAAGATGTATAAATGGATAGAGAATTCGGTTGGAACGACGAAATAACCGAAGAGGGCGGAAATTACGAACCGCTCCCCGAGGGTGATTATGATTTTACAGTAGCAAAGGTTGAGCGTGCTCGCTCACAGGGTAAAGGTAAACTGCCACCATGCAATATGGCGAAAGTGACTTTTGATGTGTGGGGAGCAGATGACAAGCGAGAAATTACAGTTAATTTCGTACTGCACTCCTCGCTTGAATGGAAGCTGTCACAGCTCTTTTTGTCTGTGTCAATGAAAAAGCACGGCGAACCGCTCCGTATGGACTGGACAGGCATTATCGGCAAGAAAGGTAAATGTCAGGTTATCATACGCAAATATGTCAAGAATGACGGTACAGAGGGCGTAACAAATGACATCAAGTATTTTTATGCCTACGATGAGCAGGTGACAACGGTATCTCCTGCCGTAGCACAGCCTGCACCTCAGCAGTATGTACAGCCTACATATCCGCCACAGTATAACACACAGCCTGCAACGCCAAATACTGCGATGCCGAATAACTGGACACCGGGTAGCTTTTAATGCAGTTACGACCGTATCAGAATGAAGCGAAAAATGCCGTTTTCTCCGAGTGGGAAAGCGGCAATTTAAAAACATTACTTGTCTTGCCTACAGGCTGTGGCAAGACGATAGTTTTTGCAAAAATCACCGAAGAATGTGTCCGTCGAGGTGACAGGGTGCTGATACTTGCCCACCGTGGAGAATTGCTCGACCAAGCGGCGGACAAAATCCAAAAAGCAACAGGACTTAATTCGTCGGTTGAAAAAGCCGAGCAAAGTTGCATAGGTTCGTGGAACAGGGTTGTTGTAGGCTCTGTACAGACGCTTATGCGTGAGAAAAGACTGTCAAACTTTGACAGCGATTATTTCGACACAATCATTATTGATGAAGCACATCACTCAATCAGCGACAGCTATCAGCGTGTGCTTGAGCATTTTGACAATGCAAAAGTGTTGGGTGTTACCGCAACACCCGACCGAGGAGATATGAAAAATTTAGGAGCAGTATTTGATTCGCTTGCGTATGAATACACACTCCCTAAGGCTATCAAAGAGGGGTATCTGTCACCGATTAAAGCTGTGACAATACCGCTTACACTTGACCTTTCGGGAGTTGCCACACAGGCAGGAGATTTTAAAGCAAGCGACATTGACACGGCACTTGATCCGTATCTTTATCAGATTGCCGAAGAAATGAAAAAATACTGTAAGGACCGTAAAACTGTTGTGTTTTTACCACTTGTAAAAACATCGCAGAAATTTAAAGACATTTTGAACGAAAAAGGCTTTAAAGCGGCAGAGGTAAACGGTAACAGTGATGACAGAACAGAAATATTGCAGGACTTTGAAAACGATAAATACAATGTCTTGTGTAACTCAATGCTTTTAACCGAGGGTTGGGACTGCCCAAGTGTTGACTGCGTAGTCGTGTTAAGACCTACAAAGGTGCGTGGACTTTACTGCCAAATGGTCGGCAGAGGTACAAGACTTGCTCCAAACAAGACGGAGCTTTTGTTGCTCGACTTTTTGTGGCACACCGAAAGGCACGAACTTTGCAGACCTGCACATCTCATTTGCGACAATGAAGAAGTCGCACAAAAAATGACCGAAAACTTATCGGAACAGGCAGGATGTCCGATTGATATTGAAGAAGCAGAGGAAAAAGCAAGCGAAGATGTTGTGGCTCAGCGTGAAGAAGCGCTTGCAAATCAGCTTGCGGAAATGCGAACACGCAAACGCAAACTTGTAGATCCGTTGCAGTACGAAATGTCAATTCAGGCGCAGGACCTTGCAGGATATGTTCCGGCATTCGGCTGGGAGTGTTCTCCGCCTACAGACAAACAGAAAGCAAAGCTTGAAAAGCTCGGAATATTCCCCGATGAAATTCAGAGTGCCGGCAAAGCAAAACTTATTCTTGACAGGCTCGAAAAGCGAAGAATTGAGGGCTTAACCACACCTAAACAAATCCGTATGCTTGAAAGCAGAGGTTTTCAGCACGTGGGCAAATGGCAGTTTGACGAAGCGTCAGCCTTGATTTCAAGGATTGCCGCAAACGGTTGGAGAACTCCGAAAAACATTAACCCGAAAACATATGTACCACAAAGCGAGGTGAATACGGTTGGACTTACTTAATGCACTTGAATACATCAGTCCGTCAGAGCTTGACTACCAAGACTGGGTAAATGTCGGAATGGCACTCAAGCAAGAGGGATACAGCGTAAAGGACTGGGACGATTGGAGCAGAGCAGACAGCCGATATCACAACGGTGAGTGTGAAAAGAAATGGCAGAGCTTTAACGGCTCTGCCTCACCTGTCACAGCAGGCACGATAGTTCAAATGGCAAAAGACAGAGGTATGACTTTCCGTGAATCGAAAGAACTCGGCTGGAATGATGAAATTGCTTTTGAACAGGGCGATATTGGAGTAACAGCCTGTGAGGGTGTAAAGTTTCACGAGCCTGCAAACTGGAATCCTGTGAATGAAATTGTAACCTACCTTGAAACCCTCTTTGACAGCTCCGAAAATGTCGGCTATGTAACCGAAACTTGGGAGAAGAACGATAACGGCAAGGTTAAATATCTGCCTACAAAGGGCAGTTGTGACCGTACGGCAGGTGAGCTTATTGCCGCACTTAATAACTGTGACGGCGATATCTCAAATGTATTTGGTGATTACAAACCCGAGGCAGGAGCGTGGATAAGGTTCAACCCATTGGACGGCAAGGGTGTAAAAAATGAGAATGTAACCGATTATCGTTATGCTCTCGTGGAATCTGACTGTATGGCTCTTGAAGAACAAAATGCAATCATCAGAGAGCTTGAGCTGCCTGTTGCGGTGCTTGTTTATTCGGGCGGAAAATCAGTCCACGCTATCGTTAAAATTGATGCCGCAAACTATGACGAGTACCGCAAAAGGGTTGATTATCTCTACAATGTATGCCATAAAAACGGCTTTGAAATCGACAAGCAGAACCGCAATCCGTCAAGATTGAGCCGTATGCCCGGTGTTATCCGCGACGGCAAAAAGCAGTTTATCATTGACACCAATATCGGTAAATCCGATTTTACCGAGTGGAAAGACTGGGTGGAGAGCATTAACGATGACTTACCCGATCTTGACAACCTTGCAGATTTTTTTGAAAATCCTCCTGAACTTGCTCCGCCTCTGATTGAGGGAGTATTGCGACAGGGACATAAAATGCTCCTCGGCGGACCCTCAAAAGCAGGTAAGTCATTTGGTCTTATCGAATTGTGCATTGCAATTGCCGAGGGGACAGAATGGTTCGGCTTTAAGTGTGCACAGGGCAATGTCTTGTATGTGAATCTTGAACTTGACCGTGCGTCCTGTTTTCACAGATTTAAAGATGTGTACGAGGCATTAGGGCTTGAGCCAAAAAACTTAAACAGAATTGATATTTGGAACTTGCGTGGCAAGTCCGTGCCTATGGATAAGTTAGCGCCTATGCTCATACGCAGAGCTTTAAAAGGCAACTTTATAGCTGTTGTGATTGACCCGATATACAAGGTTATCACAGGTGATGAGAACAGTGCTGACCAAATGGCACACTTCTGCAACCAGTTTGACAAGGTATGTACAGAAATCGGATGTGCGGTAATCTACTGTCACCACCATTCAAAAGGTGCTCAGGGCGGTAAAAAGTCAATGGACAGAGTTTCGGGCTCGGGTGTTTTCGCTCGTGACCCCGATGCACTCCTTGACCTTACAAGGCTTGAAATCAGCGAAGATTTGATGAAGCAGCAAAAGGATGAAAGAACCTGTAAAATCTGTAAAGACTGGATAGGTCGCTTCAACAAAATCAGTGAAGTGTGTTCGCAGGACGATTTGGTAACGGCAAATAATATGATTGACATCGCACGCAAAACGCTTCCTGAACAGTCTTTTAAGCTGATGATGTCAGATGTTGCCCGTGCCGAAAAAACCGTAAAAAGGATGTCAGCGTGGAGAATAGAGGGTACTCTGAGAGAGTTTCCGGCATTTGATGCACTTAACCTTTGGTTTGATTATCCGATACACAAATTAGATACAACAGGCGTGTTGAAAAACTGTAATTTTGAGGGCGATTTTAACCCGCCTTACAAGAAGAATTTCAGTAAGAAAAATACTAAATCGGAAAACAAAAAAGGACGCATGGAATCTCTTATGACAGCCTTTACGGCAGAAGAGAATAACGGCCAGGCAGATATAAATGACATGGCTACATATCTTGGTGTCGGCGAAAAAACAATCCGAAATTACATAAAAGAACATGGTGGCTTTTGGATTGACGGCGGTAAAACGGGATTAAAGGAAAAGGAAAAAGTCGAATAAATTTTCCTTTTCCGTCAAATTTAGAAGGAAAATTTTATCGAGATTTTCTCTTTCCGTGAGGGAAAATAAGGAAAATTTCCCGAGATTTTCCTTTTCTAAAAATGACGGAAAATGACTTTTTTCTCGAGATTTTCCGAGGGAAAGAAAAAGTATATATATTACGTATATATAAACGGTGTCCGTTCCCTAAAGGTCACAGGGGTGAAGTAGTTGTGCGAAGCTTACGCACAACAACTCCTTCCCCTGACCTGTGACTAAAAGCAAAATTCAAAAATCTAAAGTAACTTTAATGCTTTAAAGGAGTGAAATATCAAAAATGGAATTTTTTATGGCGATGATACCGCCGACCGTAACTGCACAGGAACATAAGGTTATGGTAAAAAACGGCAAACCTGTTTTTTACAATCCGCCCGAGGTGAAACAGGCATCAGAAAAGCTCACATCACATTTAGCAAAATTTAAACCGTCAGAACCGTACGAGTCGGCTGTCAGGTTGATAACAAAGTGGTGCTTTCCTCGCGGTAAACATCAGGACGGCGAATATCGTATAACAAAGCCCGACACAGACAATCTGCAAAAAATGCTAAAAGACTGTATGACCGCTCTCGGCTTTTGGTCTGATGACGCACTTGTCGCAAGTGAGATATGCGAAAAGTTTTGGGCGGATGTTCCGGGTATTTACATCGAGGTGGAAATGCTGTGAATATTTCGGAAGTTAAACGCAACCTTGAAAGAACTGTGCTGTACAATGGTGCAGAATACATTCTGAAAGGTTGTATCATCAGACGGAATACAACAGGTCAGTTTTATTATCAAGCAGAGCTTATGGACACCAAAGCCAAAAGCTCGTTGATTGTAACTGCACTTGATAAGATTGACGAAAGGAGAGAAAGTATTGAAAGCAAGAATACCCGTTAAACTGAAAAGAGAGGCTATGACGGAAATTAACCGCCTTGCCGACAAAGAATATCAGAAAGTCAAAGACAAGGAAATTGCGGACGCCACAAGGCGAATTTTTAAGACTATGATTTTTGCTTTGTATCAGGACTTTGGTTTTGGCAGGGACAGATGTGCAAAGGCACTAAAGTCTATGACCGAAATAATTGAACACTCCGACACTGACGAAGTGTTTTGGGAACATATCGACAGGGTTGTCATCGACAAGCTGAAACTTGAATTTGGCAAACGAGATTACACCGACAACGGAAAAGTTGTTAATTTTGAAGGAGGTCAAGAAAATGATTGACTGTTCAAAAACTGAAAACTATATGCATGAAAAAGCTCGAATGACAAAATCAGTTGTGAACGGTGTATGCCATATTCGGTGTACAGATTGCCCATTGAGCAGATTTAATAATAACGAAAAAATAGTTTGCTCCGAGTTAGAATTATTTCACAGTGAAACGGCTGTTCAAATAGTTCAGCGGTGGAGCGATGAGCATCCGCAAAAGACATTTCTTACGGAATTCCTGAAACATTATCCGAATACTTTGCTTGACGATGACGGAACACCCAAAGGTGTATGTCTGTATGTCTTAGGATTGATAAACAAAGATGATTGTGACAATAATTGCGTTAATTGTTGGAATCAGCCTGAATCAGCCTATCGAGGACGGTGAAGAGTAATGGCATTCCCCGAAAAGCTAAAAACGTTAAGACTTAAAAATGGATTAACGCAAGATGAGTTGGGTGAAAAGCTCTATTTGAGCAGAACAAGTATATCTTACTATGAGCAGGGAAAATTTGAGCCTAATATCGAGACCATAATAGCTGTAGCGGATTTATTTAACATCACAACAGATGAATTGTTGAGGTGAGGTGTGAACACAATGACAAACTTTGAAAAAATCAAATCAATGAGTATCGATGAAATGGCTCGGAGTTGTATGAGTTTTTTTGCCTGTCCATATGGAACTCCATATTTCGGTTGTCCTATGGAAAAACGATTCAATGGCAGTTGCATTGACTGCACGAAACATTGGCTTGAAAGTGAGGTAGAAGAAAATGAAAGATATTAAAAACATTACCGTTAATTACGATAACAATGAAAGCAAGATAATCACAAAGGGACTTGTTATTGATTTTGGTAAACTTGATAACGATGAGGGCGATGTTTGCTTTAATATGTGTAACATCAAAGGCAAGGATTTGCGTTTGATTGTAACCGCTGTTGTTGCGTTGGCGCAGAAACTTGGTATGCTTGACGAGGAGAGTGAAGTGGATTGACGACTAAACCAATAACAATTACTTGCCAAAGATGCGGAATTGAAGTTATTACACTTTGCACTAAAACAAAATACTGTCCGATTTGCCGGAAAGAAATCCTTAGTGAAAAAGCCAAAGAGAGGGAAAGAAAAAAAGCGCTATCTAAATCTAAAAAATCTAAAATACCATTCAGACCATTGACCGATATTTCTGAATTTCTATTTTGCAAATATGAATTCCTCGGTGAATCTGTTAAACAGATTGCAAAAGACTATGAGCGCAATCCTTCTCAAGTCCGGCAGGTGATTCAAACAGCAAAGGCGAATGGAAATTATCAAAAACATATCGACAAGTACAAAGCTATGACAGGACAATGATTAAATGAGAACTTTCGATTTAACTTTTGCTCGACGGCTCGAGCAAGCAATGACCGAACGGAATATTTATCCTTCGGACCTTGCGCGTAAGTCCGGAGTGAGCCGATCCAATATTTATAATTACATAGCAGGAACAAGCCAACCGTCAGCGTACAATGTTAAGCGAATATCTCTGGCATTATCAACATCGGCGGATTGGTTACTCGGCTTAGTGGATTAAAAAAACAGTCCCTTACTTGGGACACAAAATAGTTTAAAATAGAGTTATGATGCAAAAGGACTATTGCATTGTAGCTCTATTTATATTTTATAAGCAAAATTATGATTAAACGAAAAGTAACAACAGACTGGATCGTCCGCCAAATCCGTGAGGGTAAGGCATACAGGTTTTATTTAACGGCTGACTGGCAAAAAGTCAGAGACGCAAAAAAAGCAAAAGAACATTACGAATGCGAACGCTGTCGGGCTGTCGGTAAGTACAGCCCTTGCGAGGCAGTGCATCACAAACTGCATCTCAAAGTAAGACCTGACCTTGCTCTCGACATCAACAACCTCGAATGCCTTTGCAAGGACTGCCACTACAGAGAGCACCACAAATACGAGCCGAAAAAATTGAAAGATGAGTTTGCTGAGAAGTGGTAAGTCGAAAAAAAGACATACCCCCGGGTAAAAAATCGAAAAATTCTGAGGTCAATGGATAACGGTGTAAAGGCACGACAGTTCACCTTCGCGCACGCACACGAGAAATTTTTGAGAGAGGAGTAGTATAAATGGCACAAATTAAAATTGCAGAAATCAAAGACAGCTTGATTGAACAACTGACCTTGAAAGGGGCAAACATTGAAGTCTATAGAGATTTAATTGACAGCTATATTTTTTGCACGAAGCTTGAGCGTAAAATGCAGGCGGACATCCGCAAAAATGGCTTGACATACAAAGCTATCAGCGCCACCGGTAAAGAATATATGAAGGACAACCCTTCAGTAAAAAATGCCGTAATGTACAACAAACAGCGTTTAGCGATTCTCTCACAAATGGGGCTGTCAATTGACAAAATCGAGAGTGATTCGGATGACGAACTGTAAATACCTTGACGATTACATAAAGCAAGTAAAAAGTGGTCAATATCGTGTATGCAAAGAGCAAACACAGCTTGTAAATTTCATAGAAAAAGTATTTGAAAATGAGCAAGTCTATGTTGACAATGAGCAGGTTGAAAAGTATTTTGCTCTACAGAAATATTTTCCATACGAATTATTTGCATGGGAAAAGTTTTGTTTTATTCTGCATAATTGCACATATTCCGCACCGGGTGTATTAAGATTTCCCGATTTAGTTTGTGTGGTCGGGCGAGGCGCAGGAAAAAATGGCTATCTTGCATTTGAAGATTTTGCTCTGCTCACGCCTGTCAACGGCATACGCAATTACGATATTGACATTTGTGCAACATCAGAAGAGCAAGCAAGCACAACCTTTAATGACATCTACGAAATTTTGGAAAACAATTCTACAAAAATGCAGCGGCATTTTAAGTGGAACAAAACAGAGATTACAAACATAAAGACTAATTCAACAATCAGATACAGAACTTCAAACAGCAAAACGAAAGACGGAGGCAGACCCGGTAAAGTCGACTTTGATGAAAAGCATGCATACGAAAATTATAAGCTTATTGATGTTTTCACAACAGGCTTAGGTAAAAAAGCTATGCCACGCAGAACAACAATTACAACCATGGGAGAGGTTCGGGACGGACCACTTGACAACGAGCTTGCCGCCGGTCTTGAAGTGTTGAATGGTGATGCACCTGACAACGGCACTCTTTATTTCATATGCAGGTTAGACAATGAAAAAGAGGTATATGAGCAAGAAAATTGGTACAAAGCAAATCCGTCGTTGCAATATTTTCCAAACCTATTGAGAGAAATTCAAAAGGAATTCGAGGATTGGAAGCGTGATAAGGTGAACAATTCATCTTTTATGACTAAGCGTATGAATATCCCAAAAGGCACAGAAGCCCATCCTGTTACCTCATGGGAAAATATCAAAGCAACAAACAGACCACTCCCCGACCTTGAAGGTAAGCCGTGTGTTTTTGGTATTGACTACACAAAAACTACTGACTTTTTGGGTATCGGTTTAATGTTTTTAATTAACGGTGAAATTGTATGGAAACCGTTTTCATGGTACTGCTCACAATCTGCGGATTTGGGCAGGATAAAATTCCCCTATGCTCAACAGCCTGATTTACAAAGGGTTGACGGAGCGGAAATCCCCCCTGAAATTGTCGCCGACTGGTTGAGAAATCAGAAAGAACATTACAACATTGTCGGCGGAGCGTTAGATAACTACCGCTATACATTACTCAAAGAGCCGTTAATGCAGTTAGGTTTTGAATGTGACCGTAAAGGCAGAAATAATCTTAAACTTGTAAGGCCGTCAGACAAAATGCTTGTCGCTCCCCTGATTGCCTCTGATTTTGCAAATCAGCGTATTGTTTGGGGGGATTCGCCTCTTATGCGTTGGTACACGAACAACACATCAGCGATTGAAGACAAAAACGGCAACATAAGTTACGGTAAGATTGAGCCGAAATCACGAAAAACAGACGGATTTATGGCGTTTGTCGCCGCATATACACAGCTTGATTTACTGAAACAAAATCAGCCGATGACGGTTGACGAACTCAAGAATTGTTTTAATGCAATTGTATTTTAGCAATTGTATTTTAAAAGGCAGGTGAAAAAATGAAAGTAATAAACTGGATGAAAAATCTCTTTAAAAAAAATGCTGTTGCAACGGAATTTAACGAGGACGGTTCAACTGTCGATGAACAGAGGTTTCACCTGACTGAGCTTGCTCTATTTACCGCAATTGATTTTATTGCTCGAAGTTTGGCAAAGTGCGAATTTGTTACCGTAAGCAACAACCGAGAAAGTCGCAAAGATGAATATTATTTGTGGAATTATGCGCCTAACAAACATCAGACCAAAATTGAGTTTTTTACGCAGGCTGTTGCGAAGTTGATTTTTGACAACGAGCTTTTAATTGTTGAAACTGCCGATAATCAGCTTATGATTGCTGATAGCTTCTCGAGAACGGAACACGCTTTGATTGACGACACATTCAGCGGCGTTACTTGTCGGAATTTTACATATCAGCGAACTTTTTTTGAAAGTAAAGTAATTTACCTCAGATATAACAACTTTGCTCTTAACGGTTTGTTATCGGATATGTGCAATACATATGAGCAATTAATGTTGTCAGCTCAGGAAAGGTACAACAAAGCGGTCGGCCACAAAGGCATCTTAGAGATGGATAATTACAGCTTCGGCGACGAAAACTTCGCTGAAACTTACAACAAAGTTTTGTCGAAGCAGTTCAAAGCATTTTACGCAAACAAAAACGCTGTTATGCCTATTTACAAAGGCATGCACTACACCGAGCCGTCAACCGATGCCGGAAAGACTACGAATAGCGAGATTAACGATATTCAGAAGTTAAAAACTGAGGCATACACGATTGTTGGCAATGCTTTGCATATTCCGCCGGCAATTTTAAGCGGTGAAGCCTCTCAGCTCTCAGACGCTATGGATTGCGCTATCGGAAACGCAATTGATCCGATTGCAAATATGTTTGAGCAAGAGATTACAAAAAAGAGATTCGGCGCTACCGAATTTAATAAAGGTAATTATCTACTGATTGATACGACGACAGTCAGACACATTGACGCAATCAGTCAGGCGAATAATCTTGATAAGTCAATTGCCAGCGGTGTGCTGACACCTGCACAGGCTCAAAAATATTGCAATATGCTCCCTTGCTCAGAGGCTTGGGCGCATACATATTACATTACCAAAAATTACCAAACAATAACAAACGCTCTGAAAGGTGGTGAATAAAAATAAATGAAAAGCAGAAATTACAATATCAAACAGATTGCTGAAAATCAGAGTGTCTTGCAGATATATCTTTATGGTGAAATTGAGCCGAGCTGCTTGAATATTTGGGGTGACCTCGTAGAATCCAAGACAAGCGCCGAATATATTCGCAAGGCGATTGAAAAAGCAGGCGAAATTGAAGGCATTGAAATCTACATCAATTCCGTGGGCGGATTTGTTGACGAAGGTGTGACAATTTACAATTTGCTAAAACGGCAGAGTGTGCCGGTTACTGCATATATCGACGGTGTGGCTTGCTCAATCGCCTCTGTTGTCGCAATGGCGGCTGACAAGATTGTAATGCCGTCAAACACAACGATGATGATTCATCATGCAATCGGTGGTTGTTATGGAAATGCGAAAGAGCATAGAAAAGTTGCAGCTCAGCTTGACAAAATCAGTGAAGCAAGTACAAACTCTTATCTTGTTCACGCAGGCGAAAAGCTTACAAGAGAAAAGCTTGAACCGTTGCTCGATGCTGAAACATTTCTGACCGCACAAGAGGCTTTTGACCTCGGTTTGTGTGATGAAATCGTTGATCCTGTCGATTTAACGGAATCAAAAGAAATTGTTAACGATGCACAGCAAAAGAAGAATCCAAAAGCAAAACAGGCAGCGGCAGAGCTTGCAAAAATGCTTGGTGCAAAGCCTGAACCGCCTGAACCACAGACACCACCTGAGCCCAAGCTGAAAAATTCCGAAGAAAAGGATAGCTTTGGCTTTATTGAAGAATACTTCAAAAACAAAAATTTATTTATAAAGGAGATTAAAAAATGAAGAATCTTGACGCGATTAAGAACGCAAAAGCAAAGTTTGCGCAGAACTTGAAAACTGCCATTGATTCCAAAGATGAAGCAAAAATGACCGAGGCGCTCAATGCCTATGCTGATAGTATTCAGCAGTCAATCATTGAGGTCGCACAGGAAATTGGCGAAACTGCCGATAACACTATCCTTGCCAAGAGAGGATTCAGACAGCTTACAAGCGCAGAGCAGAAGTTTTATAACAATTTTGTCACAGCGGCAAAATCTGCTGATGTTAAGCAGGCACTCACAGGTCTTGATGTTACAATTCCGCAGACAATTCTCGATACAGTGCTTGAGGACATTACAAACAATCATCCTCTGCTTGATGCAATCGGCATTGAAAACACATACGGCTCTGTTAAGGCAATCTTTGCCACAGACACAAAACAGCTTGCCGCTTGGGGCGCATTAAATTCCAAAATCACACAGGAGCTTGCAGGCACAATTCAGGAAAAGGACTTCTCAACTTCAAAGGTAAGCGCCTTTGTTCCTGTCCCGAAGGATATGCTTGACCTCGGTGCTACATACATTGACGCATATGTCCGCAGAATCCTCGCTGATGCACTCGCTTATGCTTTTGAGGACGGCTTCATCAACGGCGACGGTAACGGCAAACCGATTGGTATGCTTAAAGACCCCGAGGGTGCTGTAAAGGCAGGTGCATACACTGAAAAAACAGCAACAAAGCTCACAAGCCTTGATGTGAAGTCATATATGGATGTTGTTGCAAAACTCGCAAAGGGCAAGGGCGGTAAAACCAACAACATTACATCGGTTGACCTCATCGTTAATCCTGTGGACTATCTCACAAAGATTATCCCTGCTACAACTGTACTTGCAACAGACGGCTCGTACAAAAACAACCTCTTCCCATTCCCGACAAATGTTTATCCGTCTGAAATGGTTACGGAAGGCACTGCCATTATCGGCCAGCTTTCAAGATATAAAGCCTGCCTCTCAACAGGCAAGGAAGGTAAGCTTGATTACTCTGACCAGTATCAGTTTATCGAGGATAACAGAGTTTATCTTATTAAAGCTTACGCAACAGGCTTTTCACTTCATACGAACGATTTTATTAAGCTCGACATTTCGGCGCTCAATCCTGCCGAAATTAAGGTAACTCTCAATCAGGCAACAACAGTTTAATTTATTGCGGAGGTGTTGAACAATGGGAATCATGAACGATATAGTTAATATGCTTGATTTTGACCGTGAGCACATTGAAACAGATGAAAGCACAAAGTCAAAAATTGAGTTAATTATAGCCAATGGAAAACAGCACCTCCGTGATTACAACCCTCTGCTTACTGATGAGGATTTCGAGCGACCAACAAGGGCAAGAAGTTTGTTGTTTGACTATTGCAGATACGCTTACTCAAATGCGGTTGAAATGTTCGACCATAATTTCGAGAACGAAATTTTGAAATTAAGGCAGGAATATGAGGTGAAAAGCTATGATTTTGAAGAATAACATTGATTTTTTGACATTCAACGACGGACTTGCAAAAATCTACGAAACCGACGAAAACGATGACATCATCGCCGACAGCCTGAAAAAATATCGTTTTGGCAACGAAAAAATCGGTGTAACTCGTTTTTACGGAGCAAAACAGAACGATATTGAACTGTCAAAAGTTATCCATATCCACAAAGATGAAACTTTGAGAACGGATATGGCGGTCATCATTGACGGCACAAGGTTCAAGATTGAACAAATTCAGCACGATAAAAGCAAAAATCCCCCTTGCTCAATTTTGAGTTTGTCGCAGAGGGGATTATATGAGGGTGGTGCAGATGTTTTTTAAGAATTATGACGAATTTGTTGAACTCATTAAATCGTGTGGTTTTAAGTGCGTAGAGGCAGATTACAACAAGTCAACTCCTGCCCCCTATCTTGTTTACTTTAAAGACGAGGAAACGGGAATTTACGCAGACGGTGGATTGCTTTTGAAAAATGCAAAAATCATCATAGAACTTTACACTGCAAGAGATGACCACAAGAGCGAAACAAAGTTTGAAAAATGGCTCAACGAAAACGGCTACGGTTGGAAAAAGCCAAACCGAGCGTGGGACACGATCAATAAACTTTGTGTAAGCTATTACACTTTGGGCGTGACTTTCGATGAGTAATTACAAAAAAGTCGGTATTGACCGAATCGGCGATACTTTATCAAAAGAACTTGCAACCTATTCGGCTGACATCCAAATGGGCGTGCGTTTGTTGGTTGATGAAAAAGCCGAAGAACTTAAAAACGCAATCAAAAAAGAAGCACCTGTCGGCAGAAGAAAAAAATATCGCAAATCGTTCAGAATAAAAATCACGAACGAAACATTTAGGTTTTACGAAAAAACAGTTTATGCCGCTAAGCCTGAGTACCGGCTTACACACCTCCTCGAAAAAACTCGTAGAAAAAGAGGCAAAAAAGGCGGAACGGTACAACCAAAGGTGCATATTGCCCCGGCAGCAGAGAAAATTCACGGCGAATTTGAAGCCGGAATTAAAAAGCTCATTAAATCATCGGAAGCTATGGGCGGCGGTGATTTGAGCGGTATAAAAAGAATCTAAAAACATAAGGAGTGTTTATTAATGAACAAAACTATTAGAAAAGTTGGTTATGCTGTGCTGACAGAAAGTAGTACAGGCGAGATCACATACGGTAAGCCCGTGTGGTTTAAGTCTGATAAGGCAGGCGGCAGAAGTATCGGTGCTGAACCTATCGGCGATTCAAACACAATCTACTCTGACGGCTTGCCTATTATTGTAGCAAGTGCAAACGGCGGCTACACAATCAGTCTTGAGCTTATTTCAGCAGTCGACGACATCGAAAAAGATTGGTTCGGTAACGATGAAGCCACAGAAGGCGGTATCATCGAAAAGGGCGGCATTAAGGTAATGCCAAGATTTGCCCTCCTCGCTGCCAAGGAAACATACAAAGGCGACAAGCTCTACGAGATTGACACATATTTCGACTGCGTAGCTGCAAGGGCAAGCCGAAACGATAAAACATCGGAAGGTAACTTTGACCCACAGTTCCCGACCTTTACGGTCACAGCAAAGCCACGTCCTGACAATGATTTTGTGCGCTACACATCATATGCAGATACTCTGCCCGAAAGCGTTGTAACTCCTACTGTAAAGGCTGTAAAGGCTGCAAAATCGGCAGTTCCTACAGATCAGGCCTCATCAGACAACACAAAGGCGGCTAAGAGCTAATGAAAGACACAGTTGTTATTAACGATAAAAATGTTGAGGTTGAGGTTACGGCATATACAATGCTCATCTACGAGGACACATTCAAAGGCCACAGCTTTCTGCGTGATGCCGACCGTGTCCTTGTCAAGAATCTCAATGATGTTAAATTTGGCTCTGCTGTAAAGCTTTTATGGGCAGCGGCAAAGACGGCAGATGATACAATTCCCAACTTTAAGACTTGGGCGAAAGAAATCAGCATTAAGGACGCTATTTCGGCGACAGACACAATCATCAATCTCATTGTTGACAGCCTTAAAAGCGACAGCCCAAAAGTGACAGCGACAGCGACAGCAACTTAAACGGATTTAAAACTTTCCTGACGGCAAAGGAAGTCTTATCCTATGCCGTCAGGTGCGGTCTGACTGTCGCTGATCTACAGAAATTTACAATAGGTTTTGTCTTAGATTATGTCGAAACCTATTTCGCATTACGAAACAATAAGAACATCCACGAAAATGAAGAAAAATATCAGAAAATGAAATCTGTATTGCCTTTCGTTACAGAAAGATTTGAAAACAAGGAAATCTCGGAAGAGCAGTACAGCGAGTTTATGAACAGATACAAGAAGTTGGAGGATAGATATGGCATCTACGATTAAAGGCATCACCGTCAAGATTGCCGGCGATACAATGGATTTGCAGAAATCCCTAAAAGCTGTACAGTCCTCATCCTCGAGTTTGCAGAGAGAACTGACTGCAATTAATAAGCAGTTAAAATTTGATCCTGAAAACACTGTTTTGCTTGCTCAAAAGCAAGAAGTGTTAAAAGAACAAATTGAAAACAGCAAATCTGCCCTCAAAAAGCTACTTGATGTACAAGATCAGGTTGAAGAACAGGCAAAAAACGGCGAAATTTCGACGGAGCAGTACAGAGCTTATCAGCGTGAAGTCGAAAAAGCGAAAAGCAAACTTGAAACTTTCACCAAACAGCTTGCGGAAACCGAGGAAAAAGCAAATGCGATAAACCTCGAATCTGCCCGAAATGAGATGTCAAAAACCGAAACAAGTGTTGACAAGACAGGCGACAGCTTTAAAGGCCTTGAAAATAAGTCGAATAAAACTGATTTATCTAAGGTCAAAAAAGAAATGGATGATGTTAAATCCTCTGCTGACAACCTTAAATCTGCTGTTGGTGGTGCATTAAAAGAAGCTACTGCTACAGCAACGGCAATTGGCGGAGCTGTTACAGGCGCAATTGTAAGCGCAAACGGCGAACAAAAGGCGCTAAACTCTTTGCAGGCACAAGCAGGCTTGACCGCCGAGGAGATGACCAAATACAAAAGTGTGCTTGAAGATGTTTACAAGGGAAATTTCGGCGAATCTCAGGAAGAAGTTGCAAATGTCCTTGCTTTAATTAAGCAGACAACGAACGAGACCAATCCAAGTAAGCTTAAAGATATGACCGAAAATCTCTTTACATTGAGAGATACATACGATTATGATTTTATCGAAACATTGAGAGCGGTCAACATGCTTATGGAGCAGTTTGGCGTAACGGGCGATGAAGCGTTTAATCTTATTGCTCAGGGCAGTCAAAAAGGTCTGAATAAAAACGGCGATTTGCTCGACACAATCAACGAATATTCCGTACATTATAAGCAACTCGGCTACGATGCGAACGAGTTTTTTAACTCGCTTGAAAATGGCTCTAAAGCAGGTACTTTCAGTATCGACAAGCTTGGCGATGCCATGAAAGAGTTTGGAATCCGTTCTAAAGATACAACCTCGAGTACGCAGGAGGGATTTACTCTTCTTGGCTACGGCGCAAAAGCCTCAGCTGAGGACATTCAAAAAGCCAAAGATGAAGTCGCAAAGCTCGAAAAAAATCTTTACTACGCAAAAGAGGAGCAAAAAGGCTTTAACAATTCGACAAGCGAATTAACAAAGCAAAAGAATGCCGATAAAATTGAACAATATTCAGAGGCGCTAAAAACTGCTAAAGAAAATCTTGCAAATCTCGAATCAGCAGGCAAAGGCGCAAAAGGTAGTATTGAGGATTTGCAGGCAAGATTTGCAAAAGGCGGAGACAGCGCAAAATCAGCAACATCAGAAGTCTTAAAGGCTCTTTTTGAGATGGACGATAAGGTCAAGCAAAATCAGGCAGGCGTTGACCTCTTCGGTACGATGTGGGAAGATTTGGGAATTAACGGCGTAAAAGCCTTAATGAAAGTTAATGGCTCTGCCGACAAGACTAAAAACGCCATGAAAAAGATTAAAGACATCAAATATGATGATGTCGAATCCGATTGGGCGAGCCTCGGCAGGACTGTGCAGACTGATGTCATTAATCCTATCGGAAAATCACTGTTTCCAGAAGTCAAGAAACTTTGTAAATTTGCGAGCAAGCATACAGATGATATTATTCCAACACTAAAACAGATTGGTGTTTTAACTACTGCTATTTGGTCGGGTAAAAAGACCACTAAAATAGTTACAGAAATCAAAAATCTGTGGGGAGCTTACAAGTCTTTGAAAGCGGCAACAGATGCCGCTAAAATCTCACAAGAGGGGCTTAACACTGCTCAAAAAGCAAATTTGTGGGGATTAATTGCAGTTTTAGTTGCTGGTGCTATAGGCGAAATTTGGGCATTTTCAGAGGCTAACGACAGTGCAAAACAATCCCAAGAAGAACTTAACGAAGCTCAGGAAAAAGCAAAAGAAGAAATCAAAGAGCTGAAAGATGCCAATGATGAATATGTTCAGAGTAAGAAAGATGCGGCGTCAGAGGTTGAAAGTGAATTTCAATACTATGACGATTTGTGGGGCGAATTGCAAGGTATTGTAGACCAAAACGGAAAAGTCAAAAAAGGTTACGAGGACAGAGCAAAATTTATTACCAATGAATTGAGCCGAGTTACAGACGATGAAATCACTTGGAACGGCAATGTTATTCAGTCCTATAAAGACCTTAAAGGCTCTATGGATAAAGCACTTGAATCAAAAAAAGCGCTTGCTATGTTATCAGCACTTGAAGAGCCCTATCAAACTGCTGTATCAGGCTTAAAAAGCGCAAAAAATGATGTTACAAATGGTTATGTAGCAAAAAAAAGCGCACAAAAAGATGTAGATTTAGCTAAGGCGAAAGTTACACAAATGAGTGTCACTGGGCTTTCACCAAGTCAAATGGCTTTGAAGTATGCAGGCTGGGGGTTTGAAAACGGCAAAATATCTCAGCAGTATTACCAAGAAATACTCAAAGATTTTCAAAACGGCGAAAATATGTATAAACATTTTGAAGATTTATCAAAATCCGTCGGAAGAGCTTACAGCGAGGCGCAAAATGAAGCCAAAAACAATTTAAAGGCTAAACAAATAGAGTTTGACAAAGCAGATGGCAAGTATAAGGAATATCAGAAAAAAGTAGTTGATTATAACACCACAATCCAAAATTATGAGAATCTCACAGCGGCAAACGCTAAAGGTAACACAAAAGAAATTAAAGCCGCAATGTCGGACTTGTCTAACAACATTGTTACTTACACCACCGGCAACAAAGCTGCTCTCGAACAGCAGGTCAATGATTTTAGGACAAATGCCGAGAATCTAAGAGCGGCATACAAAGACGGTGTTGAAGGCGTAACAAAAGACCAAGTTGAAGAAGCTGAAGAATTGCAGGAAAGAGCAGAAATTGAGCTTGCTAAATACACCGATATGTACGGCACGGTTGCCGCAATTGCAACAGGCAAAGCTGTTGAGATCAATGAACAACAGCAGAAAATCAAAAACGGTTTCATTGATGCTGAAACAGGTTCAAGAGAAAGCCTTGAAAACCAGCTTGCAAATTTTACCGCAAACTATGAACTCTTAAAAGCTGCAATGGACGAAAATCAGCCGGGCGTAACCCAAAAAATGGTTGATAATGCAAAAGAGCTTGTCAATAAAGCAACCGGTGAACTCAATAAACTTGAAGGCAACGGCGAAACAGCAGGCAAAAACGGAACCGAGGGCGTAAGTGATGGCATGAAGAACGAAGATGCCCTCGAAAAAGTTGATAAATCAGGCAAAAAGGTTCTCAGCAAAGTCGAAAACAGTCTTTCAGGGAGTTACGGCAAAGGCTATCAAAAAGGTAAGGATTTTACGCAGGGCTACATTAAAGGTTTAAGTGAAGGCGGACCTACAGGAAGTCTTCACGCGGAAACGAATAGGCAGGCAAGACAACTCGCAGAGACAGGTCTTATTTCTCTTGCAAATGCACAGGATTCACACTCACCATCAAAAAAGACGAGAAAACTTGGAGCTTACTTCGGCGAGGGTTATCGTCTTGGAATCGCCGATGAAATTGCCGAAACGCAAAAAACAGTAAGGTCTCTAACTTCAAGGGCTTTGTCATCTGTTGAAGGTAATCCAATTGGAGCGGTGAACGATAAATTTGCAGACATTCGCATGCAAAGCCAAAATGCGACAGTAAACGGTCAAATGTTGAAAGCTGTTACAAATTCGCCTACAATCGAGCTTAAATTCACAGGCGATGTCAACATTAATAATGACATGGATGTTGATGATTTTAACCGTCGTGTTTCCGCTGCAATTGTTGAAACCCTTGACGGTGAAGCGTCGAAGTGGGGAGGTTAAAGATGAGGCATAGTTTTACATATAACGGTACCGATTTGCGGACATTGGGATTTTTTATAGCCACTGCACCCAAATATCAAATTGCAAAGCGTAATTTTGATTTTACCTCTGTCTATGGCAAAAACGGCGGAGTGATTTCCGACAATGGTGTTTTCGATAATGTTGAAATGCCGTTTGAAGTCAACAGTTATCCGTACATTGTGCCAAACGAAAGCAATGCAGAGCTTGTAAGAGCGTTTGCTGAGTGGCTTACCGTTTGGGACGGCGAATATAAAATCTTCAGGGATTCATACAACCCTGGCTATTATACTAAAGCAATTTGTACAGGGGTTGAGCCAATAGAAGAGGTTGCTCCTCTTTGCTTGTCAACGACTATAAATTTTAGTCGAGTGCCGTATTGGTACAGTGATTTAGGTCAGGAGATTATCCGACCCAAATTGACCTCAACACAAAACGCAGAAATCAAAGTCTATAATCCTGAAAATTACAAAGCAGAGCCTTTAATAAAAATCATCAACAAAGGTGCAAAAGTTAACCCGTTGACGCTGACGGTTAATGATAGTCAAACTTTAACGGTTAAAACATCATCGGAGAAGGATTATATTGAACTTGATTCCGAACAGCAGTCCGCTTCTTTCAACAACGGCATGAGTTTAGCAAACAATTGCATAATCTGCACAGAGTTTCCAAAGCTTTTGCCCGGTTGGAATAAAATAAAACTCTCAGGAAAAAGCGCAAATGCGTTTACTGACATTGAAATTAAACCGAATTGGAGAAGATTGTAATGTACCCTATTTTGTATAACATCGCTGACTATTACAAAAATCCAACACCATTGTTTGAATCTAACGGTTTCGGCTTTTTGACCGAATGTACCGAGTTCTTGGTGACAATGGAGCAAAATGGCATATACAGCTTTAGCGCGAAAATAAAAAGCACAGATAAGCTTGCGCCCAAAATTAAAATAACCTCATATATTAAAGCGAAAGTGAATAATGTATCTGAGCCACAGTATTTTTATGTCACAAAAATAGAGGTCGATAAAAACGGTGATTTGACCGTGTCGGGCGAACATGTGTCAAGAATGTTTTTTCAAAATGGCACAATTCCTCGTGCGACAGACGGTTCGATGTATGGCACACCGAAAGAATTAATTGACCACTTCATGCGAGATTACAGCCAGGTAGGGAAACCTCTGTATATGTGGTTTACGGAGGCCCCATATAAGTGGTTTAGTTTCAGTTCATCAATCACAGCAAAGAAAAGAATTTACTTGGGCTATTCACAGGCGGTAAAGTTTGAGGATATCTTCAAAGACGATGACGAAGGGTTGATAAATCAGTTTGACGGTGTTCTGTATTTTAACAATTTTGATATTCATTTTGAAAAAATCAGTACAGCAGGTGTGAAAAGTGGCTATCGAATTGCTTTTGGCACTAATGTGTCAGATTATAAGCAGACTGCTGAAATCGGCAATTACTATACACATGTTATGCCTTACGCACGATGCAACACCACGGACAATAAAGAAGTCGTCGTGTCAAGTCCTGAACCGTATGAAACAGGTTTAAAACGGAGTATTAAAAACACATATTTATACGACTGCACAAGTAAAATCAAGAAATACACTTTAAACACAAGCACCGGCGAAAACTACGAAGAAGTCAGAGATGCTTTGCGTAACGCAGTTGCTGATTATAACTATTCGGCAGAACAAACATCGGAAACTCTGAGTATAAAGGTAACTCTTGAAAATGAACTCACCAAAATGCACGCAATCAAACTTTATGATGAAGTGACGGTTGTAATGCCGGACGGCACGAATCTTAGCCGAAGAATTTCAAAAACGGTCTACGATAGCGTATCCCAGAAATACAAAGAAATTACAATAGGCGATTTAAGTATGTCGATGTCTGATTTATTAAAAATCCAAAGGAGGTTTAAAAGATAATGTCTATTAGTTTAGCGCATAAATCAATTACAATTGATGTTAATAATCGAAATGCACCAAATGTTGTTGCAATTGCAAATGTAAATGACAAAGCAGTCCGCTATCTCGATGTAATGTTGACGGCCAGCGGTGAAAAATTGACCTTTGCAGATTGCACAGTAACTGCAACCTTTGCAACGGACGGATATTTAATTTCAGATTCAGTCGCTTGCACACTGAACAGCACGGCAGATGTTATTACTGTTCCGCTTGAAAATTTTAACTCCATGTCGGGTTTTTTAGCGATTGAAATCAAAATTGCAAACGGCGAAACGCAGGTTTTGAATACACCGCTTGCTTTAAAAGTTAAAGTGACTCCAAGTCTTCTTGACAAGAGCATGATCAGTAAAGACAGCGTTGGCACAGCCGCTGAAATCTGTAGAGAGGTTGCCACGGCAAGAGGCAGTTTTAATTCACTTGGAGCAAGGCTTAACGGGATTGATTCTTCTGTTTCTAATAAAGCTGACAAAAGCACGGTCAGTCAGTTATCGGCACGAATGCAGACGGCAGAGAAAGCCCTTACAGGCAAGGCAAACGCAACAGACGTAGCCAATGCACTTAAATCAAAAGAAGACAATTTAAACAAAGTAAGCTCCAAAAGGGACATTACAGACAGCAGCACTAATTATCCGAGCGTTAAATATCTTGACGATTATTATTACAGTGCGAACGAAATCTACTCATCAGAAGAAACGGACGAGCTTCT